TGAACGCGCTCGCTACTTATTTCCCGTTTAACCATTCTGGCAAAGTTGGTCTCTTGTCGCAGGCGCGTACTCCTTGTCTATTGCTACTCGTTGTGCCGTCTCCCGCAGGCGTGCGCTATACGTGCGGAGAGCGGCGGTCATAGCCCCTATCGGGTTGAGGTCCGTGCAATCGTAGATGCGCAACGCCTCTTGCACCGCATGGCTCGCAGACGCGGCAGACGCCTCATTCTCGTCACAGCCAGGACAATCTTCGTGGCCCGGAGAATGCTTCGGCTCCGGCTCCTCGCGGCGCTCGGCACGCTCGTTCATAAGGGCCAGTTGGTAGGCAATTTCGCGCCACCACTCATGCGTATTCAGTGCTTGCGGATCGACGTCGTGTATCTCTTCAGATTTCATATCCTCTCCCTCACTAGCTCGCTTTAACAAACTTGCCGCCCTTGAGCATGTACGGCGTATTGGCCTTGATTCGCTCGCCGTCCACCCGCGCTAGGCCCATTGCGATGCGGGTCCATTTGTCATTCTTGATCGCCCATTCGGCCAGCACAATAAAATTGCCAAGAGCCGCCGATGCCTTTCCGTCGATTCCTACAGACATCGCAGTTCCGTCTTCGCCCGTTGCTGAGGCTGCGCCACTCCAGCCCGTTGCTGAGGCTGCGCCCCTCGCGCCCGTTGCTGAGGCTGCGCCCCTCTCGCCCGTTGCTGAGGCTGCGCCACTCCAGCCCGTTGCTGAGGCTGCGCCACTCCAGCCCGTTGCTGAGGCTGCGCCCCTCCAGCCCGTTGCTGAGGCTGCGCCCCTCTCGCCCGTTGCTGAGGCTGCGCCACTCTCGCCCGTTGCTGAGGCTGCGCCACTCTCGCCCGTTGCTGAGGCTGCGCCACTCGCGGCGTGGTGAACCCATGCCATCTGTCCCGCTAAAACGAAATCAGTAGCCTCATTCCACGAGCCAGTGAAGCGCAAGACGCCAGTGCGGAACTTAGCTTTTCCTCGCAGATTGCCTTCCCCGCCCACGATGTCTTTTGCAGCAACGCCGTAGACTTGCCACAACGCCGACCAATCGCACTCTTTTCCTTCGCCCAAACCGATAGCCCACGGCCAGCCGTGAATTCCTCCGCCACATCTCATGTCGTCGCTCCAATCAGGAGCAGTAACGGTTTCGCCTACATTCATCGGGTGCTGAAATCCGCCGTAAGACTTGCCGTCCTTCGACACAAAGCGCACGACCAGAACTTCATCGCCGCCATTTGTCCATTGATGGACAGGAACCACGTTCTCGCTCATATCCTCTCCCTTTGCCGCCGCTCACTTGACGCGCTTCTCGATCTGTATGTGCATGGCAACGACCAGCAGCACTAGCTTAGATGGCTGATTGTCACCATTGTGCCACTGCTCCACAGCCTGCCGCGTCACTCCCAGATCGTCGGCAATAGCCTTGAACGACTCCTTAGAGTGTCGCCTGGCTAGATACTTTCGGAATTGCGCTTTGGTCAACGCCTTGACTGGCATACTGGAATAATGCGCCTCAAAATAAATCGTGTCAAGGGGCTTGACAAATATATTTCGCGGGCTTATCGTTATCTTCGTCAGCAAAGGAGACGCCGATGGAGCCGATGGAAGAAATCAGGGTGCTGATGGAAGCGAAGAACGCAATGGCCGTGGCATTCCGCAATGACGTCCCGTTTTGGGCGCGGTCAAAGGTCCAGCACGCGCAGAACTATCTCGATGCGCAGGCGAGTCAGATCGCCGCCGACCTTTGCGCCGACGACTCCGCAGAGCCTGAATCAGTTTAGTAACAAGTTTCCCGCCGTCCACAGGCTAAGGTGTTGCAGGCTGGCCGATTGGCATACAGTCCCCGGATACCAGCAGACGGCGGGATTCAACTTTGATTGGAGAAAAACATGGCAAAGAATGAGACAGTAGAAACGCTTCACGCGCCGCACGGGACGCCCATCGTTCCCAAGCGGCCCCGGCATATCGCCATCGGCATCAACCACCTGGTCATCCAGCGCAACAAAGCTATGGCTGTCCGTGACAAGGCTGCTCAGGAAGTGAAAGAACTTGAGGCGGCTCTCTCGGCTCTTGGCTGGTCTGATCTTCCGCTGTTCGAGGGCAAATAAATGACTGACACAGCCATCCAACGCGCCCCGAGCGGCATGGAGTTGCTTGACAGGCTCTCCCGCAATGTTACCGATCCACAGGCGGCTATCGAGATTGCGAGGCAGGTTGTCGAGCTTGAAACCAAGCGCGAAGAGTTTCTGCAAAACCGGGAACGCTTCGAGTGGGAGAAACTGGACCGTGAGGCACGAGTAGAGTTTGCGAAAGCGTTTAAGACGTTCAAGGACGATGCGCCGACGATCCTCAAGACCAAACATGTATCGTTCCCCAGCAAGGATTCCAACAAGCCCGCAACAAGCTACTGGCACGTTGAATTAGACAAAGCCTGTGATTTGCTGATTCCTGCACTCCTTAAGGTGGGGATCACACACCGCTGGAAGTCAACAGATTTGCCGGACGGCCGGGTTCGAGTTACCTGCTTCCTCAAGCACCACCTGGGGTACGAGGAAGAAGGGGCAACACTCGCCGGACCGTCAGATACCAGTGGTGGTAAAAATCCAATTCAGGGCGTTGGCTCTGCAAACTCCTACCTCGAACGGTACACGTTCTTGGCTTCGTGTGGCATCGTTCCGAAGGGTGTGGACAATGACGGCAACCCTCCCGGCATCACACAGGAAGAGGGGGGTGGATTTATCGACGCTATCAACCAGGCAGAGAGCCCAGCCGACGTAATGGTTGAGTGGTCCAAAGCTCTTGACGCGGCAAAGAAACTGACGCCGCCCGATTATCGCTCAATGATGCTTTTCACCGAAGCACGCGACGAACGCCTGAAAGCGTTCAAGAGGGCAAAATGAGCAGAATCATCGAATGCACGCAAGGCGACGACCTCTGGACCGCCGCGAGAGTCGGACGCATCACAGGCTCGAACATCGACGCTCTCTTGGCTCCTCCGACCACCCGCCAGTCCACCCGCAAGGGCGTAGTCTGTCCAGCCGGCACGGAAGCTCTTGAGTACGCTGAGTACCGCCAGAAACTCATCGTGGAGCGCATCTACGGCAGAGCGGTGAACAACGTCACCACGCAGTACATGAAGGACGGCAGCGACAGAGAGCCTTTCGCTCGCATGATCTACGAGGCGGAAGTGCAGATGCCCGTAGAGTTGGTCGGCTTTGTTCTGCATCCTCTCTGGGATTGGTTCGGTTGCAGCCCGGATGGCCTGGTGGGCGACAAGGGTGGCACTGAGTTAAAGTGCCCGACTGAGATGGTTCACCTGGCCTACGCTGACAATCCCGAGACGCTGGCCGAAGAGTACAAAGGTCAGTGTCTCTCGGGGCTTATCTGCTATCCCGAGCGGGATTGGTGGGACTGCTCTACTTTCCAGCCTTACGCTCCAGATGCAATTAAGCTCGTCAAGGCTCCCCGTTTCTGGCGTTCCGATTGGGCGCAAACGATCGCAGAGATCGAGGACAAAGCTCAGGTGCTCAACGCTCAGATTGAAGAGGCGATAGCCAAGCGCGGCTTGCCGCCTACTCAATGGAAGATCATGCCGAACAACTAAGCGAGAGGACAGCACAATGGCAGACACAAGTTTGATGGTAATTCCGCCCACGATGACAGGGGTTATTCTCTTTGCTCCCGGCAAAGCTGACGAAGTGATCGCAGAGATCAAAGCCAAGGCCCGCGCAGAAGCAGCCGCGCTCGATATTTCAACCAAAGAAAACCGGGATGCTCTCGCGGCGCTCGCCTACAAGATCGCCCGCACTAAGACCGCGACCGACAAAATGCGCCTGGAATTGGTCGCAGATCGCAAGAAAGAACTCAAGGTGATTGACGCTGAAGGGGCGCGGATTTGGGACGAACTGGAGGCGCTTCAAAAGGAAGTGCGCCAGCCGCTGACTGAGTGGGAGAACCGGGATAAAGAGCGCATCGCCAAGCACGAGGCTGCGATTGCCGATCTCGACCTCGTAGGTACTCAGACTCTTCAAGAGTGGCATTGCCTTCCTCTGGAGGAAATGAAAGAGCGCCTACAGGAGATCGTCGGTGAATATCCGTCAGACCACGACTGGGGGGAATTCGGATCGCGTGGGGCACTGGCGGTGAAGACGGCTACGGCGAAGATCAGCGACGCTATCCAGAAGCGGGAAACCCACGACGCCGAACAGATCGAGTTGGCCCGTCTGCGGGCGGAAGCTGCCGAGCGTGCGCAGAAAGAACGTGAGGAAGCGGCTGCGGCCAAGGCGAAGGCCGAGGCCGAAGAAAAGGCCCGAATCGCTGCGGCTGAGGCAGAGCGCGCGGCGAAAGCGGAAAGGGAGCGCATCGAGCGCGAGGCTCAGGAGCGCGAAACCAAGGCCGCGAAGGAAGCCGCTGAAAGAGAGGCCGCAATCGAGCGTGAGCGCAAAGCTGCGCAAGAGCGCGCGGAGCAGGCCGAGCGGCAGCGGATCGAAGCGGAGGCGAAAGCCAAGCGCGACGCGGAGGCTGCTGCGAAAAAGGCAGAGGAAGATAAGAAGGCGGCGATTCGTACCGAGCAGGAACGTGCGGAGCGTGAGCGCAAAGAGGCGGAAGAGGCGGAACGGAAACGTGCGGCGAACCGCGCTCACTCAGCCAAGATCAACAACGAAGCGAAAGCCTGCCTGCTCAACCATACCAATCTGACCGCTGAGAACGCGGAAGAAGTCATCAAGGCCATCGCCAAAGGTCTGGTGTCGCATGTCTCAATCCAATACTGATGTCTGGGCGGCGGTGCTTGAACTGATTCCCTCAGTCGAGGTCTGGAATCAGAACCTCGCCGAGTTCAAGCGCCTCACTGAGCAGTACGGGCCAGAGTGCCGCGAGTTCATCAAGGCGGAGGCAGAGCGCCGGGGCTACCTGTGGAGCAAGGAATCGAAGTGCTATACCCATCCTTGGCGCATGATCGCCTGCAACCAGCCCGGCAGGTTGATTGGAGTGGGCTGGAGGTCGGGGCAGTTGGCTTGCGTGTTCGGCTCAAAGAATGGCCCGGTGCGGTACGAGTCGGAGAGCCACGAGATACCGCCAGAGACGGCGCAGAAGTTGGTTAACTCGCTTTACTGTGATGCGCTCTACG